ATCGTCCCGTGTGACGTTTGGATTTTTTACTTGAGGTTGTGGCGTATATGTATATGGATTTCCAGTATCTGGGTCAATTGCTGTTATTGGAGAAGGTTTTGTAAATTCCAACTGTGTTGGTATGCTCGTCTTGTTCGTATCCAAAGGCGTAAACAGTTGAACTTGATAGTCTTGAATTTTTCCGCCAAAGTTTTCATTGGCTGTGTATTTCGCCATGTTTGCTATTTGGTTATACGCAGTAGGGCTTATAAGTTCAATTTGCCCTTGAAAAGTACCTGATTTATCAATAGCAGATTGTGCTTGCGCCTGCGTAAAAGCGCCACCAGAAGCATCTGCTAATTGTTGTGCAGTTAAACCATTGTTTTTTGCAAAAGTTGCTAAAGCATACGGGTTATTTAAATTTGCCGACACCGTGTTTTTGATGATGGCATCCTGAGAACCCAATATTGTTTTTATAGAATCAACTTTCATCCCTGTAACAGAGGCAATCTGTTCTGGCGAAAAGTTGTACTTGTCTTGATAAGCCTTGATGTTTTTGGCTTCATCTAAAGAAATATTGCTGTCTGCTAATACAGCAGAAAGACCTTGCTTGATTGTGTCTGTTTGTTGTTTTAATTGATAGTTTTGAACATACTGCGTGTAGGCATCATTTGGATTTGCTTTTATATATGCAGAAGTAGCATTACCAAAAACATCGTTAAATTTATCTTTTGTAACAGCACCAGAAACTAATTGATTTTTCCAATAATCTAAACCGCCTTGGTCAATGTTACTTTTATCAGTACCAATTCCACTGCGACCTTGCACTGTGCTATATGCATCTTGTACTAACTTGTCGTATTGAGCACTTGGGTCTGCTTCTCGTCCTGCCTTCTTTCCAAAAATGTTGTAATTCTGTGCGGCAAATTGCTCAGGGGTTAAGCCATAAGTTTCAATAGCGTAGGCATCTGAAATGTCTTTGTTTCCCGCAAAATAAGCCTTGGCGTTAAAACCTTCATTTTCTGGTTTGTAACCAGTAGCCTTTAATTCAGGACTCGCGGCACGCAAAAAGCCTTGCAATTTTGATACGTCAACATTTCCGCCAAAGTAATCATCCCACGCTTTTTCAACTTCTTTATTTTCTGGAGCACGACCTAATACGCTCTGATAGACCTCAGCCGCTGTTTTAAATATAGGAGCAGTTCCATTAGAAGTCTCACGATTAGTTTCAACTATGTCTCTTTGTGGCGCACTTTCATACTGAGGGGGTGGTGGCGATGGTTGTGCAAGTGGTTGTAATCCATTTTGAGTGGCGGCAATAAGTTGATCCATACTTGCATTTGGATTTGCGGCTTGCCATTCGGCTACTTGGTCTTCTGTTACTGCCATACGTTATCCTAAAGTCTGTGTTGGTTGATTGATTGCGCCAACAATCGCTTGCGCCCAATCATGCCAATTGTCATAAATGTAGGGGCCGGGAATGCCTTCGTTGGTAAATATATCAATCGCCTTCAATCCCGCCGCCCACTCTTTCCAATGCTCCTCCCCAGAGGGAACAGCCAATTGTTGACCAGCATACGCCTCGCACATAAGACTCGCCCATGAGTCCCATGTGTGATATCTAGGGTCGTAAACAAGCGCCAGTGCCATATTAACTTCCGTATGGGCGAACGTCGCCAAAGTCTGCACTGAGCAAAACCTTACCCATTTGGTAAGTTCCGCCTTGTATATTGCTGTTAAATCGCAATCTCAATTCTCTGCGTTGCTCACGCATATCTACCTTGCCAGTGTCTGGGTCAAAATAGTATGGGTCAGAAATTACATCGTCTTTTTGGGCAAATGGTCGACCAACAACTTGCAGTGACATAACGCCAGACTGCACAAAGTCAGGCTCGACACGCTCAAGATGCAACCAACGGTTTTCGCCTACGCCACCTTGGGGAATCTGCGGGGACTGGGAGGGGCCGCCACTGACCCAACCCAAGTCGGATGTTTCAAAATAACTCTCAATAGCATCAGAAACCTGATCAATTACAGCATCTGTGCCAATTTCATGTTGCCAAAGAATAACTTTATTTGGCACACTTTGGAAGTTTGCAGACACAATTGCTGTGGCAGTCGCCGCAGAAGAAAGCGTCAAAGTGTTTCCAGAGAACGCAACCGCGCCTGAAACCGCTCCAGAATTTACAACTGACAAAGTAATAGTTGTACCCACAACACTTACAACGGTTGCGCCAGTACCGATTCCTGTACCAGTCACCAATTGACTTCTTAAAATTCCCGTTGCGCTTGCTACCGTAATAGTGCTTGCACCAGAAGTACCTGTTGCAGTTGTTGCGGCTGAATTTGCAACGATTGCAGAAATGTATGCACCCGTAGGAACCCCAGTTGCCACCACCAATTGACCGTTTGTAATTTGATTATTGATTGACATGGTCACGGTAGCGCTTGAATTTGTTGTGGCAATATTTGCCGTAAACAGCGTTGCCTGAATACTCAAGTCTGCCCCAGCATTGATGGGGTAATGAAAAACTTGTGAAAAATATCCAGCCGTGCGTTTAGCGCCATCAGAGAAACCAGCGTCATACCAACAGTTTTCTCGAATGTTATAGATGATGCAGTTGTTGCACTCTACTGAATCACCAGAAGGATAGAACCACCAAATTTCACCAAAACGCGGAACTTTTGTTGCCCATACCTTTTGACTCTGCGCATAGTTCAGATTGTCAAAAAAGTAGTTTTGGTTCATGGTGTTAGCAATTTCCTTAACTACGCCGTTGTATAGCAAAAATCGATCAACACCAATCCAATAGTAGATGCCGTCATATTCAATCACGCACTGCGATGACAGGATCGACGACTGGCTAGAAATAATGTCATAACGCCAATAAAAAGTGCTAGATGTTGCGCCCACAGTAATTGTTGTTGGGGTGTAAGAGACACGAATTAACGAGTCTAAAGCCCAAAATAAACCAGATGGAGCGTTAGAACCACCCCTTACGGGTAACCCCTTGACAATCTTTGTAGAGGCAACATTGGCTTCGTTAGAGTCTGCGCTATTCCAATTGTATGGATCACCAGCGGCACAGTTCTTAATTAGACCGTTGTCGCCATATACAAAAACGTATGGGTGCAAAACAACCACTCCACCAGCAACAGAAATGGTTGCATTCGTAGGGGTTGTGCCATTAATGTCGCGCAAAGGTTGCATAGCCAAACCATTTATATTTCCAGCCAAAACTGGAGTTGATACGGTTTGGTCAATCTGCGCCAAGTTTTGACCGGGGTGCGCCAACAACAACTGATTCCCAGAACCTTGAGAGTCAAAAGAAGAATCAAATTGCCAAAGGTTCAAATCATTTGCCGTAAACCCATTATTAATTGTCGCCACTTTAATGGAAAACCCACTGCCAGTTCCACCAATAGTTGCCGCCGTTGCGCTTAGGGTATCGCCTACAGCGTAGCCATCACCAGCCGCTGTAAGGGTCACAGTGGTGACCGTAGCGCCAGCAACCACAATGGTCGCCTTTGCACCCGTGCCAGTACCGCCAGTTAGACTTACACCTGTATAAGTTCCATTGGTATATAGCGTACCGCCCACAAGCGTGTTAAGCGTCAAAATGAAACCGTTAAAGACAAACTGGTTTACACCGCCGCCAATACCAAGGTTGTTTACGTTAAGAACCTCAAGTCCAGAACTGTATCCGTTAAAAACTTGATTTACGCCATCAGCGGAGTTAACAAAAATTCCCCGAGATACGCCAGTTGCTAGTTGAGTTATTGACCGATATCCCCCCACTTTGCGCGGACGACCGCGTTGAAATCTTACCCATCGACCATCGCTGTAAAAGTTTTTATCGAAAAAAGTACCGTCCCGCTGGATGCCGGGTAGGGTATCAATTGTTAAAACTTTTTTAGTCATCAATAAGTCCCGCCAGCAATCCCACCAGAAAATGTTCCAGTACCTACAACGGCAATTCCAGAGGCAGACACCGTCAATCGCAGTGCTCCCAATATTGCAACATTGAACTCACCCGAAGCGGCGCGGTAAATGCCAGTAGTTGTTTCTGAAGAAAAGTTCAAAGATGGCGCACCAACAGAACCATTGTTCAAACTCACTGTAGATGAGCCAGCCAAAATAGTGTTGGCATTGAACAAGTTGACAGAATCGCAAACAAGCGTGGCTTGTGATCCAGCGGTCAAAATAGCGTTTGACCCAGAACCAGTTGAAATGGTTACGGTATATGCGCCAGTTGTTGCATTGACAATGTAATAAACCTGAACCGTTGAAGGAACAATGATGGTCACGTTGCCTGACAACGCGCCAGTATATTTTTGAATGACGTTGGAAGCCTCAGCCGCTGTCAGCGTGTAACTGCCAGTCGTAACAGCCTTGGATAGTTGAGTGAATGCAAATTGCGTAGACTTACCCAATCCAACGGTGTAGAACTGCGTTCCGCTACATACAACAATACAAGAATCAAGGGGCTGAAGAACAATTGATGTGGAGCCGTTAATTAAGTCTCCGCTTGTGCCTGTAACAGTCAAAACGCCAGTGCCGCTGTTGCGCACAAACATAAACCAATTATTCCCAAGCGTAGACGCAAGCGATAGAGTCAAAGTTCCTGCGCCACCAGTCCACACATAGGTGCTGGAACGATCTGTTGTCAGTGCGGTGTAACTAGAGGAGAAAGTCGTTACAGGCTGGCTTTGGTTCAACGTCTGACCAATAGCCAAAAGTCCATATCCAGCCAATGTAGCCGCGTCTGCGCCAGAAGAACCAATTCCAAAAGCAATAATGCCCCATGTTCCAGCCGTGGTAGCGTTGGTTGTAATGTAGATGTACTGCGCCTGACCAGCGGCAACCGTAACAATGGTGTTTGCGCCAGTAAAGTCTTTGACCGTTACCGAAACAGAGCCGACGTTACGAATCAAGGCATCCTGACCTACCGAGGCTTGATTAGCAGGAGGCATCCACAATTCGTTTGCCGTGGTAGTGGTTGACACCTCCATGACTCTAGCGGCGGCATCATTGGTTATCGAACCGTTGATAGGCCACGTCAACTGCAAATCATCTGTCAGCGTGATGCGGCTATACGATACGTCAGTTGGCTGGATGACGTTACCAGTAAAAGGGCTGTTGTAACTCATTATGTGTCCACTGCTACGGCTTGACGATCAGCCAATCTCAATTTATCTTCCGCCATCAAGGTTTGCATGATGAGGTCATAGTTCTGTTGCCACATACCCATGCGCTCATCATTTTTGAGAAACGGCATAGCCTGCAACAAAGACCCATACAGCAACGCTTGTGGCGCGTAAATTGTGAACCAATTCGTCTGGTTAGAAGAATCCAAAGGTTGGATGCGCTCGTAATACAGCACTTCAAATGAGTAGGTTGTAGTAGGAGTTGGTGCAACCAACCAATGGGTGTAGTCGTAATCCGCAAAGTACGCGGGAATACCAGTCTTGGTCGCGTCAGGCCAATACTCACGAAGGTACTCATACTTGCGCAACAAAACAGGCTGGCGCTCACCAGCCACTGAAATATTGAACGAAACTGTCTTATGCCAACGTGCTGGCTTATCAATAACCGCTTGGTTGGAAACCATTGTGGATTCCACAACGGTTAAGTTACCTAAAAACTTAATTTGGCTGGCAATAATTTGCTCTGCCAGCATGATGAACAGAGGGATTTTCTCAAGCGTAGCGGTGTCAGTACGCTCCAGATATGACTGAATGTTTTCGACCAAGGAGTCATATGTCATTACCGAAGCAGTCGTCACGCTATTTCTCCAAGAATTTGGTATAGGTTATTGTATTGCCTAGACCTTGTTTAGGCAACTTTGGCATGGTATTGGGCTTCGGTTAAAACTCCAGCCTTGTATTTTCCTTCTGGCTTATAGATGGTTAGTTCTTGCTGACGCATCTCAGGCGCAAAGGATATGTGCATCCACCGCCCGTATTCATGGATCATCTGGTCAAACTTAATGCCTGCTTTTAAAACAATTTGACATAAGTCGTAAGGAGTGTGAGCAGAAGAAGAGCAATCAATAGCCCAACCATCCATGTGGCTGGATACTTTAGAACCGCCAACAGCAAGATTAACATCGGGCAAGCGTAGCCAAGAATTAACACGAAGAGCGCCTGTGACATTTCGCACCTCCTCCAAATGCCCCGCCGCCACCTTCATGTTTGCCAGTTGGCGCTCATCGGGTTGGTTATTAATACCCATCCGTATAGCAGTCTCGCTGTACGTTGCCTCTTCAAGGGTAAAGTGTTCGCTGAGGTTCACTTCTTGGCTTTCATATCCATGATCTTTTCCAACGTTCTACCACCAAAGTAAAACGACATAATCAACATACCCCATTGTCCCAGTAATTCAACGTAATTGTTGTTAACTTCAATGTCCCATGCAGACATCATGGCAAACGTTGTATAAGTGATTAAGATAAACACCAAGGTCATAGGACGGATGTTTTTGGATAGCCAAGAGTCAGAACCCATGTCCGCTTTAAGTCTCTCTGTGAGTTCATGCTGTTCAGATACATCTGCGTTGAGTTTTGCCAACTCTCCGTTTTGTTGCATCTCAAGCAGTTTGAGTTTGGCCTGCTCCGCCTGTGCTGGGTCAGGAAAGACCTTATCTAGTATCTTCCCGCCAATGTCTAAAAGTGCGCCAATAGGTATCATTTTTTAACTCCCATTTTTTCACGTTCTTCAAGCAACCTGACTTTGACTTGCAACTCGTTGATGTGGTTCATCAACTGCTCTTTCATAATGGTTCTTCTATCCGCAGAAATTGGGCTGTCCGTTGGGATGCCCTCTTTGGTAATCAATGCAGGCATAGCGCCTTCAATTCGCGTCAAGCGCGTGGAGAAATCGTTGACCTGACCCAAGAGCCAAGCAAGGGATGCCACAATGATAGGAATGACTGCTTTTAATACATCTGCCCAATTCATTTAGACTCCTTTAGTTCCCGTTTTAATTTACGCAACTCTTTGATCTCTTGCCTGAGTTGGGCTTTCATATATAGAGTTTCCACATACGCCATTGATGTAACTCCAACAATAAGACATATTGCTACTCCTATCAATATCCAACAGACAAGTTTCGTAGTTCCCACATGATCCACCCAAAGAATGAAGATATAAATACCACGGCAACTACACCACTTGTTAACTCAATGAATCTAATCTCATCTTGCTCCTTGCGCCATCTAGCCAGCCTAGCCCTACGAATCATTTCTGACTTAGCCCACTCCTGTTCACGTTCTATCTTGGCGTGCATCTTGAGGAATCGACTATACAAATCCTTTAATTCAGAAGGCGCATACACCATTGCCTCCCTTACCTGCTCCATCATCTTTTCCATCTGCAACTCAATAAGCACCCTCTCCGTTGCTTTCTTTGAGGTGTTTTGCTCTGGGTTGTACTTGGTTTTTGATTCTTCTTCTAGTTCAAGGTAATGGTTGTTAATCTGTTGTTGCGCGTCAAACAGAACTCCGAGGCTTGTACCAATATCGTTGATAAGTTTGGTTTCAAACTCTTCGTAAGATTGTTGGGCTTTGGCAATTTTCTTTTGCGCCACAGGCTTGGGCGCGGTTGTCTTGTCGGATGACTTGAAAAACCCAATAAACCAGTCCCAGACACCTTTGATAGTTTTAACATCGTCAATCGCTTGATCAACAGTTTTTTTAGCAGACTCGACCGCCATGCGACCATCGTGAAGGAGGGCGACCCCCTGTTTGATGACTCCAAAAGCGGTTTGCGCGGCGAGTAAGATGCTGAAGGGGTCAATGTCGCACCCCTATCGAATGATAAGTTTCATCAAAAGCGTAGAGACCGAATCAGTTCCTAAAAGAGTTATTACAACAATTAAATACAAGATGTACTCAATACGTTGCATTCTCTTGGAGCCGTCGTCAAAACGCTTTTGTATGCCCTCGTAACGGGACGCACAAATCGCTTCGTGAACCGCGAGGCGCTTGTCAGTCTCCGTGGCTAGTTCGTGAGTGTCAGACATTACCCTGATCTTCAGTTGGCGCAACAGGAGGCTTTGCCGCATCCTGAATGGCTTGAATTAGGCTAAACACCTCTTGGTAAGGGCGTGTGCCAAGGTAACCAAGGACTTGGTTTACTGTTTCAATTGGGAGTTGTAGGTTCATGCTAGTGCCTGAATTTGTGCTTGAAGGGCTTGCAATTGAGCAAGCAATTCTTCTTTTGTTGGAATTGATTGTTGTTGAAGTTGAGCCAAATTTGCTCTATCTTTTTCAAGTTGGGCATAGTCTTCGTCCGTGTAAGGGAGAACAACTCCGTCAACCATTTTAGTTAATGTTGTCATTATGAAATTCCATATAAAGAAATCGTACCGTACACGCCTACTCCGTTTGAATAAATTTGAACACCCGTGATTGCTCCGCCTCTACCACCAGAACTGTCATAACCGCCAGAACTTGAAAGCATTACACTGCCTCCTTGTATGTTACCAATTGAAGAAGTTCCTACCGAATAAGGATACGATTGGCTATATTGGGCGTAAATTATTGTTTCAAAACCGTACGCAGTACTTTGGGAACTTCCCGTTTGTCCGTTATAAACAAAAATTGCGCCTTGCCCAGCGGCGCCAGAATAAGTATTACCAGTTTTAAAAGAATATGAATACGCATTGTTAGTATCTACTCCACCAGCCGCATAAAACCTAATTAATGGATACCAATTCTGGCTTCCATAAAGTTGCGTAACAAGTAGATATGTTTTATATGTAGATGAAATACCAGATGTAAATGTTGGGTCAACGGAACCTGAAAGGGTTTGCGTACTAATTAACGTCAATGCACCAGCACTTGGAGTTATCCAACTTGGAGCGCCAGCGCCGTTAGTTTGCAGAACTTGACCACTTGTACCCACCGCTAACATTGCTGTTGTTCCAGAAGCAGTCTGGTAAGGTATGGTTCCGTTAGAACCACTGGCTAAGTTTGTAGCCGTGGTTGCAGTCGTTGCCGTGGTTGCAGTCGTTGCCGTGGTTGCAGTACCTACAGTAATGCCAGACAACGAAGTTGCACCTGTACCGCCAGAAGCAACAGGCAGTGGCGTAGTCAGCGTTGTAGTTCCAGCAACACTCAAGTTACCCGTGTTTGTTTCGCCGGGGGTCGTTATTCCTGTTGTGCCATCAATTATTACTGCCATGTTTTACCCTTTAAGATGAAATACCGTAAAGTGATATTTTTCCACTAGTTAAATTACTAGAATTTGAAACACCAAATATTTTTATTGCTGTTTTAATTGTTGTATTACTTAGCAATTGACCCATACCAATTGTTTGGCAATAAGAACTATCGTATTTTTGAAAATTTAATTGGTAATTTGCTGTTGTTATACCTGTTGTAGAAGTAAATCCATTTAAATACATTAATCCGCTTATACCAACTGACCCAGAAAACATGGCTGTACCTGCTGGATAAGTAAGAGAGTTTAATCCTGTGCCAGAAGCATAAATGGGTGAAGTCCCAGATGTGCCTGTATCAATTACGCTAACATTATAATTACTTGTTAAATAAGTAGGCCCAGCGCCAGTTCCTAATTGAACGCCTATAGAATCATAAGTTGCAGAATAAGTTAAATTTTCAAACAATATAAAATATTTATCATATCCAGTCAAAGCAGTAAATTGAATTGAAGATACAGCAGAACTTATAGTTTGAGTACTTATAAGCGCCATAGCACCAGCGCTTGGCGTAGTCCAAGTAGGGACAGCACTGCTACCACCCGAAGTAAGCACCTGACCAGAACTTCCATACGATGGTGAAGAACCAACACCTACAGCACCTGATGTGTTTAAAGTAACTGCTGGAGTAGTTCCGTTAATCTGAAGTTGTAGCGTACCACTTGTGTCTGCACTTGAGACTAGAGCCGTTCCGCTTGTGGTTCCTGCCGCTATTGAACTCATGTTTATGCTCCCAAAGATGCTATTTCATCAGCAGACAACCCAAGAGAAACAAGTTTAGCGTGGGCTGATGCTTTGATATTAATTTTTTCTTGTTCTGCCAATGCTAAATTTGTTTGATATGTTTCGTAAGTAGAGTCCAATTGCTCTTGTGTTGGTTGAGCACCTAACTTTTCTGTATTCCAAATCAACACTTGGTCTTCTTGACCTTCTGGTTGACCAGTTTGGTAGTCACCCGCTGTAAACGCAATGTTAGATTGTGCAAGATATGCTTTAATTTTTTCATTAAGTGCCATGATTTTTCCTTTTAAGATGAAATGCCGTACAGAGAAAATGTGCCAGAAGTAAAACTTCCATTTGTGGGATAAAATTTCAAAGCAGTAACTGTTGAAGAATTAGCGCTGTAACCTACACCGTAATCAATTTCATAAGCGGGAACATTTCCTGATGGTGCATTGTTAGTGTCATAGGCATAAGTATTCCAACTGTAATTTTTACCGCCACTTGATGTGATTCCAGAAAACATACAAGAACCAGAACAAACAGTTGTATTAGCCGCAACTCCTGTGCTACTACCAAAATACCAGATAGATTGATTTGGATAACTGATTGCATTGGCTGGATTATTTGCAAGACCAGCGCTATTCGATGTTCTTTGGAAATAATACATATAGTAACCACTTGTTACATAAGTTGGCCCACCGCCTGTTCCAAATTGCATATAAAAGGATGCGCCAGATGTGCTACTAGGAACTACATTTTCATAAATCAACATATATTTATCGTAACCAGATAATCCTGTAAACGATATTGATGCAGAACTTGAAGCAGTTTGAGTACTAATAAGTGTCATAGCACCCGCACTAGGAGTCACCCAACTTGGCGCACCAGCACCGTTTGTTTGCAAAACTTGACCGCTTGTACCAACAGCCAACATTTGTGTTGTGCCAGATGCTGACTGGTAAGGAATCGTACCGTTGGAACCACCAGCAAGATTTGTTGCAGTCGTTGCGGTAGTAGCAGATGATGCAGTACCGCTAGTTGTCGTAATAACTGTGCCACTGGTCGCAGGCAAGGTCAATACGGTAGTACCAGCAACGGCTGGCGCTTGCAGGGTTACCGAACCCGATGTGTCGCCTGAAATAACTACTGAACTCATGTTTTTTCCTTAAAGTACGACCCAGCGCTGACCGCTGGTGACGGTTACGCTTTGACCAGAAGCCACAGTGACAGGGCCAACCGACATTGCGTTGTAACCACTTGCTACCGTATAACTTGCTGACACTGTTGCATTATTAACGAAAATGCCGTTTGATGCCACCATTTCAGAGGCTTGCAACTCGCCTGTAGAGGGCTTGTACAACAACTTTGCGTTACTGGTATACACCGTCGTTGGCGTGCCACTTGTGGCGTTTGAGAACATGGGGTACAGGTTTGACGCTGTACTTGTGTCGTTGCTGATAGTCGCACCAGAAACAACCGTTGCCCAAGATGTAGTCGTACCGTCTGTGGTTAGGTATTTACCAACATTGCTCGTCTGGCTTGGAGCCAAGGCATTAAAAGCCGCTGTTGCAGTTATTTGACCTGTACCACCATTAGTAATTGCCAAAGTTCCTGCAACCGTAACAGCACCTGAAGTTGCCGTATTTGGGGTAAGACCAGTCGTTCCAAACGAAATGGTGTTGACCGCCGTAGTTGCAGAAGCAGAAGCCAACAAAGTTACCACGCCAGAACTGTTCTTGGCGTACAACTTCATGTCGTTGATGTTGAGTCCTAACTCGCCATTCGCTAAGTTCCCAGACGATGGGACAGCCGATGCTGTCGTGCTGTAGTACAGCGAAATTGGGGTAAAGCCTGTAGCCGCCATTAGAATGTTCCTCCTGAAATTTCACTCCAAGTGGGAGCAGTTGCACCAGCCGTCAGAACAAAGCCCTGAGTTCCTAGTGCGAGTGTTGATGTAGTACCAGAACCAGTTTGGTAAACAATAGAACCTGCCGCGCCACCTGCCACGTTTGTTGCCGTAGTTGCCAGCGTTGCCGTTGCCGCGTTGCCACCAATCGACAAACCAGAAGCCGTGCCAGTTAAGCCAGTTCCTGCGCCAGTAAATTGAGTTGTCGCAGTAATCGTTGTACCGCGCACTGTCGAGGCTGTTGTTGCACCAACCGATGTTCCTTCAATTGTGCCACCAGTAATTGCTACTGAAGTGGCATTTTGAGTAGACATCGTTCCCAAACCAGTAATTGCTGTGTTAGGAATTGTTGTGGATGCTGTAAATGCGCTAGTTCCGTTGCCATACAAGTAACCAGTCAGGGTTGTAGCCCCAGAACCACCGTTTACCACTGGAAGGGCTGTACCAGACAAAGTTACAGCCAAAGTGCCACTTGTAGTGATTGGGGAACCAGATACAGACAAGAACGTAGGCACAGTCATGGCAACTGACGAAACCGTACCGCCAGCGGAAGGTGTCGCAGAGATCGTGATGCCACCAGCCGTATTGCTGATGCTGACGTTAGTTCCTGCTGTTAGGGTAGCCAAAGAGTAGCCAGTACCATTACCAATAGGCAATTGACCGTTGGTCGGAGTTGCAGTTAGTCCCGTGCCACCGTAAGCCACGCCAATTGCTGTACCGTTCCAAGTTCCCGCCGCCAGCGTACCGACACCAGTAATACCAGTGTAAGAACCGCTCAAACGACCCGTAGGGAGCGTTCCAGAGGTGATGTTGGATGCATTGGTCGTGTCAGTTGTTGCAGAAGGTGCAAGACCTGATACAGCGCCTGCGGCAATGGCAATTGAGGTATTTGTTACGCCAGTCAGTTGACCCTGCGCATTTACCGTCAAAACAGGAACTTGAGAGGCAGAACCATAGGTTGCCGCAGTCACCGCTGTGTTGGTTATGCTAAAAACATTGCCTGCAAGAGTTAACCCTGTACCAGCGGTGTAGACAGTTGCCGCACCAAACTGCGTCCAAACCAAGGCAGTTGTACCAATCACAATTGGCAATGCAGTTTGCTGAACCCATGATGTATTGGCGTTTACAGTACCAGACAACACCAAAACGTAGTCGCCTTGGTCAATTTCATTGGTTCCAGTGCCAGTGCTGTCGTAATCAGTGGCGCGAGTTAACACCCAAGCCGTAGCGCCAGAACCAACAACAGTTACCGTATAAATGCCGTTATAAGCGCCATTGGTCTCATTTTTGACCAAAATACGGTTACCAACCGCTGGCGTTGAGCCATCAATTGATAAGGCGGAGAGAGGCGCTGTTTTGGTTAATGTTGCGCCAACACCAGAAGCGCCGTTGTTATATGTGACGGCTCCAAGGTCTGCGGTAGTTGCATAGTTACAAGCGGCGTGAAAATTAATACCAGACACAAGCGCGTCGGCATACAACTTATTGACAATGTCATTGTCACTAGAAGGCGCTGTGGTAATTGTTCCTGTGGTCATCGCTACGCTAGTGAAAGCACCAGCCGCAGGCGTTGACCCACCAATTGCAGAACTATTGATAGTTACGCCAGCAATTGATCCACCAGTAATTGCAACACCATTGGCATTTTGGGTCGCCATAGTGCCTAACCCAGTAATTGCCGTGCTTGGTATGGTGGTGCTGGCAGTCATTACACCAGTGCCGTTGCCATACACATAACCCGTCAACGAGGTTGCACCAGTTCCGCCGTTTGCGGCGTTTAAAGTTCCACCAAGAGTTATTGCTCCAGATTGCGCCGAGGATGGCGTAAAACCTGTTGTGCCTGCACTAAAGGTTGAAACACCGCCAGCCAGAGTAAAAGCATTCCATGCGCCAGAGGCGTATCCGTAAAACGCATTGGTTTCACTGTTATAACGAATCTGCCCAGCCGTACCTACTGGCTGTTGGGCAGTTGTTCCAATAGGTACAACCATACCCCCAGTGCCGGGCATCACCGTGTTGTCAGCCAAAGCAATTGTTGGGTTACCAGCCTGACCATCGCCATTTGTCAGCGTGATTTGATTTGACGTACCAGTAATGGTACGAGGGTTAATACTAGTGCCACTAATAATGGCAAGCATTCCAGAGCCACTTAGGTTAGCCAAAGTAGCAGGCAGACCGCTCAAGGCTAGTGTTGGGTTGCCGCCAGTGCCATTAGCGTTGGAAACGCTTAAACCGTTGCCAGAGACAGCAATTGACCGCGAGGCTACCGTAGATGCCGAGTCCTTCACAATAATGCCACCAGCGGCGTTATCAAGGCTTAGGGCGGTATCCGTAAGATTTACCCTAAAGAACGAGCCTGCTCCACCATCAGTAATAGACAAACCAGTGCCAGCGGTTACATAACGGCTATTAGGTAACGACGTTTGCTGTGTTGCCGTTAAAAACGTCTGAGTCTGAGTAGGCTGGACGGCAATTGCGCCAGTCGTAGTCTGAACTGTCACTCCATTTTGGACAATAGGAACCGCCTCTGTGCCTGTTAGAGCGCCAGCGGCTGGGAGTTGGGTAATGACGACTTGTGCTGACATTTATGTACTCGTATTGTCTGGAGGGTTCGGAGCAATAGTATCTTTGTTTCCAGTATTTGTAGGAGTCTGAGTGTTCTGCTCCGTAGAAATCTGGAATTGGCTCGAACCATCAAGGTTTTTGCTACCTGTCATCAAGAAGTTGTCGTTTGCGGCAACGCTAACATCAGGACGTGGGAATCTAAGATTAATGCGCTCAGTCTTTCTAGCGGGAAGTCGATAAGGATCAAGTTGGTCTTTACACCCACGTTCTGCGCAAACCCGTAAGCCGGGCGCGTTAGAGTCCGCCACCAGCGTGACAAAAGGAACTTTCATCTTGCACCTATCGCAAACCGCGATGGCAAGAGATGTCAATCCGATTGTGTCAAGAAAGATTGGCATTATCTTGTATACACCGAAATGTTAGGGGCAAGGTAGATTGGCGACTTATCGCGCTCTTCTGCCTCGGCTTCTGAATAGAAACGATCAGCCATCTTCTCAAGGTAAGTAATTCGATCATTCGCCACTTGTGGCAACTCTAGGCTCATACGGTGAGCCAACATGAACACAACAGCCTCATACCAGCGTTGTGGGACTTCTAATTCGTCAGTAAGCGCACCAACATCCATGATCTGGCGCTGATACCACACAGTCATCTGAATGAACGGATCGCTAGGGGTAGGCCACAAATAGACCGTAGCCTGCGGGATTGTTCTATCAAACCAAAACTGATAGGGTTGATTAGCCGTAAAGTTCTTGTTTGGCAGATTGGTGTAGTCGTCACGGTTCAAGCGAGCCATTTGAATCTCGCGGCTGTTGTTACCAAAGTACAACTCACGCAGAGCCAAGGTTGTGCTGTTGTAGGCACGAATTCGGTAGTAAGCGACCGACTCGCCGGGGTCTATATCCGTCCACACCCACTCGTTGTTAGAAACCACAATGGTTCCCAAATCTTGCAACATAGTCCATGTTGAATTGTCAGTGGAGTATTCCAACGCAATTGACCAAGTGGCTGATCCATTACTTGCTACATAGGGTAAAAATCCAATCGAACCAATATAAATGGGGTTGCTAGAGCCAAAATTGACCGCAATATTGCCGTTTGTTGACGTTTGCTGGCAATAAGTATTGACATCGCCGTCATACACATTTGCCACCACACCGCCCGCTGAGGTGGTATATGCACCATTTGGACGGTTTATTGTGCGGTAAAGCACATTCAAAACGTCAATACAGCCCAATGGCATAGAGTAAATGTACTGATCTGCGTTAAGACCAAAGACTTTTTTGCTTATTGCCCAATAATTGATGCCAATGTTGGCAAGATGGGACAACAAAAAGAAAAGTGATTGACGAGAAGAAAGAACCTGCTCAGAGGTTAATTCTTCGGCTAACTTTCCACACCGACGTGCGCCGTGATCTATCAGCGTTTGGACGTTGATAACGGTTGTGCCGACGGTTCCTGAGTAAGCCATTACCTATCCTTTTACCAACCGGGGCAGTCCCACCGCTTTAGCGATGCTTTAGCGCGTGGTGCGTCCCCCTTTGAATGTTCTACAACGCCGCTCATGCGTGCGCAAAATGAGTCTTTTCGAGCGCCACCTTTAGGCTGTGGAGCCTTTAAATTGCTCCCAGTTTCACGGTTGTATTTTGCCCTACCTTTGGCTGTTAATCCAGCACCTTTTTCAACAGACAACTTTTCACCGCGACCAACTGCAAGACTTACATTCTTCTTGCTCATTTTACTTTGGCTGTTTTGGCTGACTCTCGGAAGGCTTCAGCCGTTGGCGCACCTTTGCTACCAACTCGACGCATTTTTTCGCCAGAGCCTTCAGAAATTCTTTCACGTTTTGCATTAATGTTGTCATACAAGCCGCCTCCTTTAAATTTTTTACCTTTGTCAGCCTCATTAAATTCTTTGCCAACCTTTTGAGGTATACCAACTTTTTTAGCAAACGCAGGGTTATGTGCGACCGCCGCCATTAAATTGTGTTGGGCAGGTGATTTGCTTGGCATGGTTAGATAACAGGATTAACGTAATGTTTTTGCATTTCAAGAATGACTGTATATGCATCCCCAGCACCACCGTCTAAAGTGCTGAAAGAAATTGAACCAGTCTTACCTGCACCAGCATTGTTGGTCAAGCCACCAAAGTTGGAAAAGTCTTGCGTGTACTGGGTGTTTTGAGGAATAAGTTCAATAACCACGGGAGCCGTAGCCACCCAGTTCATTTGAACCTCAAGTCCATGCGTCAATGCGGTAACTTTTAAAATGCTTACAGCATCGCAAGCACCACCAGCGTTAGATGGAAGAAGGGTTGAAGGATTGACTTTGACGACGTTGGTTTCGTTTTCTGTTGCGCCCATAGACGCATAGAACTTCATGATGGCAACTCGTTCGCCATCAAACAATGTTTGTGATGTAGCCGTAATAGCCATATAAATCTCCAATTAGAAGTGGGAGCCGAAGCCCCCACTCGTTTTAACAAGCGCGTCCGCCACGCTTCTTTCCTGCTGGTGTAACAGTTACAGACTTTTCAGTCTGAGTCACTGCTCCCTGCCCTTTAGCCGCACGATCTGCTTTTATTCTGTCAGCCAAGTAGTTACGAGATTGACTCTCGAATAACTTCTTGCGCTCATCGCCCTTGAAGTAACCCTCTGGGTCAAAAGAACGCATAACGTGCTGTCCAAGACTCTTGAGCGGGTCAAGAATCATGTTGCGCATTGACTCGTTTTCTGCCCTTTCATTGGCATAGTGAGCGTCATACGCGCCATTGGACATATCTTCCAACTCTTTGGTAGAAGGAGTACCACCACCAGCCATGCGTTTAGGCGAACCATATTTCAGGTTGCTATCCTTTTTGGCATCTCGCATGGACATAAAGTTCTCCGCGGCGTTGTTTTTCAACAAGCGTGCTTCCGCAGGAGTTACCTTGCCACCTTTTTTGTAAGTGCCAGATAAGCGACTAATTGCTACTGGTGCTGGAACTGGCTTATTGCCTTGCGGCATTGCGACGGCGCGACCTGAATCAACAGTTCCCCCCGTCGCGTAGGCTTTTTTTGAGGTTTTGCCCCCCATTTTGAAACCACCAGCATTACCGTTACGCACACCGCCTGTTACGGCTCTTGAGCGATCTGGTTTTGCCTGATGCATCCGCGTAGTGTCATATGAGCCACTTGTAGTCTCTGAAGGAATAGAGCCTCCAGTTGCATAACCGCCAGCATTGGACTTAGCCACGCCACCAGTTGCATACTTAGTTTTTCCACCCTTTTTGAAGCCACCAGCGTTGCCATAACGCACACCACCAGTTTTGGCTGGTGAATTGTCAGGCTTGGCTTGATGCACTAATGTGGTGTCGTAAGAACCGTAAGTTTCCTCAGAAGGAATTGAACCGCCAGTGGCAAATTTTTTCATGCCACCTTTTTTAAGTTTCAATGCCGTTCCTTTGCCACCTTTATGCTCTTGCATATCGTGTTGCTTAAACGCCTTCTTGATCATGGCTTTGTCTTGCGCCATATCAGATTTGCCGCCCTCCATCATCATCTTGCCACCCTTTTTCATCATAGGCATAGCCATTGGGGGGCCTGACGGCGTGACAGCAGGCTTTGCCATCATCGCTTTACGACGCATAGCCATTGAGGGCTTCATAGGGGTGCGCACTGGAGCGTTAACAGCAGGACGACCCAACAAAGCAGGTGTTCCAGTCATCATGTCCATAGCGCCACCACCCATAGCCATTTTCTTGGCTTTAGTGGTGCTTCCGCCCTTTTTCATTTTGACTGCACCACCTTTTTTGAGTTTTAACTCAACGGTTGGTTCTGTGGTCTCCATCTTGACCATTGGTTTAAATTGACCCATGTCAGTCTCCTTTAGGCTTGAGTGACACCGAGAGCGCCAACGCGAGTAGCGTTAGGGCCAACAGCGATTGCAGGCAACAAAATTCCCATTGTTGTACGAACAATACCGTCCGATGCAGTGGCAGGGGCGTATGTACCGCGAACATCACCAGTGGTGGTCGTGGCTGTTGCGGTATCTGCGGCAACAAAAGTACCAGTGTCTTGCGCAAGTGTGTCATTGCTCTTAACGCTTGCAACATAAGACACGTTAAACACGCGAACTGGAATACCTAATTTATCACTTGTGCCAATAACAACAGCCGTTGCGGAACCAGCAATCGTTGCGCCAGAAATTTGGAAAAACGCTTTTTTTCCAGTAACAGCAGTGCCAGCCACAGCAACAGTAATGGTCTCACTCATTGTTTGTCCGTAGTAGTCGTAACCACTGACAGTAAATGCACGAGCAGTTGTAGAGCAGTTCACTTTAACAGCGCGAGGGCAGTCTAACTGCAACACAGTTACGCCACCAGCAGTAGTGACAGACTTTACTGAGGTGCCAGCAGTCAGGGTGACAGCACCAGCGGCGGCGGCAGTTTGCGACGCGGCGATGTTGTTGGTGACAGCGGCTTGAGGAACGATGTCCCAAACGTAGATGCGACCGAGAGGGCCAACACCCAAGTCCATAGGAGCAGGGTTATCAAGAGGGACATTGGTGTGTCCAGTAATTGTGGTGCTAGACGCTGTGGATGAGGCGCTTACTGTGTAAGTACCTGTGCCACCAGTGCCAGTGCCAAAGGCAGTAATGTAAGTACCGTCGGTCACGCTAGTACCGTCAATGTACATACCAACCACGATTGGAGAACCAGACAGCATTGCTGTGACGTTCAATACCGTGGTTGAAATTGAACCAGTAAAGGTTGAGGTGTAGGGGCGCAGACCCGTACCCATGTAGGTAACGGCTGGGCCTAAGAATAGGTCGTCTGAATATTGAGGCATTTTGTCTTCTCCTTGAAAAGTATGACAAATACAAATTAACAAAAAAAGGGGTTGGGTTTTATCCCAACCCCTGTGGCGGTTTTTACACGCCGGGTGTGCCGTAAACGGCGCGTGGATCAGTAAAGCCCACTTGATAACGCTCAGTAGCCTTGTAGCGCATAGAGTCGGTCTCGAAATCACCTTCCATAGTTTTTTCGAGTTTGCGACGCATTAGCAACTTCATGCCTTCTGGTGCATCAGTTTGTACCCACCATGCTGTAGCGCTGGTCAAACGTGACAACACTGCCGCGCCTTCGTCCAAGAGGCCGATAGACTTAACAGGATTGATGTCGTTGTTACCAGTACCAGAGCGGAGAACAGACTTCAACAAAACTTCGGCTTGGAAGACGTTGCCGGGAGCCACGATCAATTGACGTGGAACCAAACGAATCTTCTTACCGTTGTTGTCCACTGCTTGGCGAATCTGAATCAACATCTGCTCAAGCGATGTTTGGCTCAGGTTAGCGGCTGTGGTCAACAAGTTGCTGAAAGTACCATTCACGATTGGGTGAGAAGCGGAGTTCAATTGAACGCCATCACCACCGGGGTACGAAGAGTTAAACGCACGGTTCAACACGTTAGCGCTCAATGTCTCTTTAGTCTCAATCAAAGACTGAGCCAAGTGACGAGCGTAAACCTGACCGATACGGATATGGTCGCCATCTTCAACCAACACTTTGGTTAACGCGAAGGCCAAGCCATACACGTTATACACATAGCGTTGCAAGAAGAGAACACCACCTTGCTGATAGGACACTGGTGTTCCATCAGGCAATTGAGGTGCGGCTCCAAATCCATAAAGGACTGGTTCTTCGTGGTAGTTGCGTGGAATACCTTCTTGCTCACGGAAAACCCGTGACCATTCATCGGTACGTTGGTCATAGACTCCATCGAAGCATTCGTTGAGGATAGGTTCAACAATACTTCTAAAGTCCGTACTGCGCATTGGAGCGGCCATAATTTACTCCTTAGATGGCGTTAATGGTGGCGACATACTGGCTACGGCTCACTTGAACCTGAACCACAGTGTATGCATCACCCCATGCGTTATCAACAGCGGGCGACAAATTGATGATGCGAAGATCACCAACAGCGCTCGTACCCACCAAACTCGTAGAGATGGTGCATTGTGAAAGACCTGTGGTTGTTGAACCAGCCGACACGTTTGTAAAGTTTGCTTGATCACCAACTGACGTTTGTGCCAAAGAACCATCTGCCTGAATGTCGTAAACGATATTAGGATCAGAATAGTAATAAGTCACTTGTGAGCCAGTCTGGTATGCAGTGCTTGCAATCCATTGGTTGCTGACTACACGGCGACCTGTAAGGTCGGTGTACTCTTGACCAGCGAATGCGCCTTGGAAGGCACTGCCCGCAGTAGCAGTAATGATGTTACCGCTAGTGTTGAGGGCTACAGGTTGGCCTTTTAAAATGCCAGTGCTATAGCCAGAGGCGATACCGTTAGCCAGCGCGACAGCGCGATCCAGACCCGAAGGATGGAACGATGGGCGCAGACCGAACGGAGCGTTTGTTGAAGACATAGTCTTACTCCTTGTTTGTTAAAACATCCCTACCCAGCAAAATGCGGAGCAGGTATCGGCTTATCTATGTTGTCCAAACCTTCGCCTTCAATCTGACCCAGAGGTCTCCCTCGGCTATCACGTCCCACTTGTTGCTCTGCTTGTAAGCGAATCTTGTTCGCCTCTTCAAGCGGTGCTTCATGGTGAAAATGAGACATAACTTCTTGATACATATCCATAGGGATTTTGTACAAGAGCATCTCATTACACGCGATATAACCAGTTTGTTCGCCAGACTTGACTCGATAATTATCAAAACCTTGCATCTCATCCGCTTTCACGGGTTGATAGCCAAGCCTGATCCTCTTGTCAATGCTGTCATACGCATTGGTTGTCGATAACCAGCAAAGATGCCATCCCTTCATTTCAGGGACATTGGGCAACGCGCTTTGTGTCCACTCATCTTTCCACATCTTGCGACGTTCCTCAGACGATACGAACTGGTCTTCAGGGGCCTCTCGACTTTTATCAAGACTTGCGCGATTTTCGCGTCCACCAGCAGACAAATTTTTCTTTAAACGAGAATCCATTTTTAACTCCTATATCCGTTGTTTTGACGTGCTTCTTTAGCATAACGAGCGACCATTCGCGCTCTCTTCTCAGGATCGTCCCACATACCCGCATCTTTCATAGCCCTAACCTGATCTGGGTTTAGGGTGAAGGTATTTCTACCACCACTACTCGATACTGCTTCGCGTCCCGAACTCGTCACAACATTACGGTGTCGTCGTTCAGTTGTTTTCTCATTTGCGCTATTAGTATAACGGTGTGGTAGGTACTTGTGCAAGCGATTGTCAAGTTCTTCCCAAAATTCTGCTGTTTGGGGTGAATAACCATCCTCTGCAAGAGCCGCGTCGATTGTTAAAGCAATCTTGGAATCAGAATCTTTGCCTCTGGGGTCATACCAAGAATTGTTTGACATCCATTGGTTAGCAAAATTCTGTACCGTTGGGTCAGGCGCTTGAATAGTGGGTTGTGGGCGCTGTGCAGTGGCTTTTTTCTTGATATTCTCAAGAGCCTCAGCATTTCTACGCGCATCAAACCACATTTCCTGAGCATTCGTCGCCAAAGCACCGTTTCCAGTGGCTGTAGCCTCTTCCATTTTGGATTTAGCAAACTGAATCTTGGAATACTCGTTCTCAATTGCCTTATTTATTCGGGCAACCTCAGAACCATGCGTCTTTTTCTCCAAAACTGCCATGCGCTCAAGCAATTCTTGATTTTGGCGCTCCAAATGATGGATTTTTACGCTTTTTTCTTGCTCGACATTGCGGTGATACTCTTTGCGAGAGCGTCTTTTTTGACGTTTTGCCTCACGCATCGCTTCCGCATCAGCATCTACCTCACCACCAGATGCCATTTCTGCGCGTCTGGCTCGATCATCAGCCTCGTCAGAGTCTTCGTGCTCTGAGTCTGCCTGTACGTCAGGGGATGGAATACTTTCTGGCAACTCAATCGTTGCGGAACCGTCCACCTCCTCTTGAATTGTGATTACTTCTGGCTTTTCAGCCGTAATTTGTTCGGTACTCATATAAATGCCCTCACTTCAAGCGGATTACCTGTTACTTTAGCAATAACTTCGTGGTCATTCATAATCATAAACTCCACTTGTTCGTCATCTCCGTGCTTGACAGTCCAGCGGTCGCCAGTCCATCGTGGTACGCGAAGAAAATCGCCTATTTCACACCAACTGCCCTCAACCCAAGGTTCCATTGAATCGCGCTTCTTGAACGCGAGGGGGCCAATCGCCACGACTCGACCAATTGGGTTTTGCGCCCGCTCGGTGTCTCGTGTTTCTTCAGGCAGGATAATTCCCGATTCGGTCATTCTTTTTTTGGCTATTCTCATTTGTACAAGTACACGAGCGCCTAATGGAATCGCACCGGGGTCTACAAGAGGAAAAGCCTCCTCTATATCAGCGGCATTACCCGCTACCGTGCTGTTACTCATCTTTATCTTCTTCCTTTAAAAGGTTATCTAGGATGTCAAGAGCCTCTACAAGCCCTGCATAAGTACCGACCAACCTCTGATATGCCTCGTGGTTCTCACAGTTACCTGCAACAACCGACTGAGCAATCTCGGTTTGACGCGCTTTTACAGCGCCGATGAAGTCGGAAACGTACCTCATGCGTTGGACTTGTCTACGCCCTTGTTTTGGGAGAAATTCCCATGATCACTGTTTGCTTTAGGTTGTGTCGCTGTATTCTTCTCTTTTAATTCACTGCCGTTAATCCATGCGCCAGCGGCGTTGCGTGCCTTTTGACGTACATCTTCCGATTGATACTCTTTAACTTTGTCGTCCATGTCATTCTCCTAAGTTGCGTTGCGTGGTTTGTTGCAGTTTCACAGCAGTCTGCTCCTGCTCTCTTTGCAGTTTTGCCTCTTCGACCGTTAGGTCTGCCGTCATCATCCGTTCTTTCGTTAGGTTGTTTTCGGCATTCATAGCAATACGAGTTTGCAAATCTTTGTTTTCGCGCTCCATACGCGCTTGCATTTCCTGCATCTTGAGTTGATTAGAGGCTTGGTCTTGCGCCGCTCTTCTTTGGGTTTCCGCCATAGAAGCCTGCAACACAGCCTGAGCCTCGCCATCCATAGGCGGTGCTGGTGGCTTGAACTGTTGCATGACCTGACCCAATTGTTGTAGGGCTGGCATAACACCTTTGAAAACCTCAGCGGTATCCAACTTAACGTGGTCTGAAGCAATAGCCATAGCCTTGTCAATCTCTGGGGCTAGTTTGCTATCTTCATATTTGCCAAGTTTGAAGTTGGTTCCCGCAGTCACATATCCATTCATCTGACCTGTATACCAAAGCATCATGTGTTGCTTGATGTGCTCTAGCGCCTGCGGAATGAACTTAGGCGCAATCAGGTTGTTTGATCCTAGCGTTGGGTCTAAGCCAAAGGTAAGGTGAGTTTGAATGTGCGCAAGATGGTCTTGGTTGGGGTATGCAAAGGCAGACTTACCCAAAGACATTGCCGCGTTTTCATCCGCCGCGTTGAGTTCCGTAGGCTTGGATGCGTTGGGCAACAACTCCTGAATGTCAGGAATCTTTAACTGCTTGAGCATTCGACTCAGTACCGCCTTTTGGTCAAACAACCCCGGGTTCGCAGACGACATCTGCAACACCGCCTGCATCTGAGCCATACGCTGGGTCTCAGAGAAGATGTGCGGGTCAGACACAGGGACAATGTCGCTGTTCTTTTTAAAGTCGTCACGGCTGATTGGCAATTCGGCAACGTCATCGCCCTTGCGCATATCGTCCAAATACCAACGATTGATGCGACCTAACACGCCAAGCACTCGGCGCTGGCTGTCATGCAAGCGTGCGTGAATGGCGGAGAACACGGCGGCTCCCTGCTCAATCAATGCCTGCGTGGTTCCCACTGGGGTGTTAGCAGATACATCGCCAATCTTCTCCTCAGCGGTGGTGACCACGCCTTTGGCGGCGGTTGTCAGCCAACCAAGCAAAGAAAATAGCACTGGGCTGGGCGCGTTGAACGGCATGGGCATGGCAATAGAGCGAATGTCGTTCACGCCGGGGCCTGCCTCAATCTCCGTTACCTGCGTCACCTCAATACTTTGCGATTGACCAGAAACCTTCGCCCCCTTCAACTTCAGCATCGTTGCCGAGTTGTTGATGTGAGCGGTGTCCAACAAGGCACGCAAAGCGCCCGTCAGGGCGGCTGTCAAGCCTCCGATGAGTTGGGGTAGCCCAATAGCGTATGCGCCCCTCCAAGGGATGAATTTAAACTCAATGAGCCAATCTAACTTGGTCATCGTGTCGTCGCCCTCTTCCCAATTGCGGTACAGACCAAGCACTTTGTGCTCAAGGTCATCCAACATTAAGATGTAAGGAGCGAGTGCGCCCTTGGTTACAGGATCGTCTTCAAGTTCCAACCATGTGTAAACGTGGTAGACCTTGCGCAGACCATCCTCGTTGTCACTCCAAGACTTACCTTCGATTTTGTCGTTGGCTTTCTCAGATGCCGTTTGCTCTGGTTCAGAAGTCGCACGGATAAAATCAATGTCACGGTACAAGCCAGCGTCAATACGGCGCTT